ACCGCTCGCGCAACAATTAAGAGCGGTTGCGGTATGCCTCCTGACACCGCTGTGATGAGCTGGGAAGTGTACAACGTCCTTCGCTTTCACCCACAGATTCTTGACTCCCTTGGATACAAGTATGCTCGTCCAGGCGGCTTGAAAGAAGATGAATTGGCCGTAGCAATGGGCGTTAAACGCGTCCTCGTAGCAATGTCCACCTACGAAAGCGCAGTCGAAAATCAGACCAGCTCTTTAGCTGCAATCTGGGGCAAGCATATCGTGTTCGGTGTGTTCCCTGACTCCGCAAAAGTCCGCCAGGTATCTGTCGGTTACCGCGTACAGTTCAACGGAAACACTCCTCGAAAGGTCTATAAGAGTCCTTCCTTCAACCCACCTAATGCCACATTGATTCTGGTTGAAGATGACTATGACCTGCTCATATCGAATGCTGCTGCAGCATATCTTTACAAGAGCGTGATTGCTTAAATCTTTTGTGAAATCTGGGGGGGTTAGGGGAATCAAGGATGAAAAACTTTAGCCCCCCCTTCACAAACAAAAAGGAGAACTTTCAATGGGCTTAAGAATGATAACAACTCTAGTGATGCTCCTGGGAGTTTGTGCACCTTACGCACAAGCGGCTATTAAGCCTTACTACCAGGACATTAAATTACCGACTCAAAAAGTTATTGAAAAACAAACCATCACAGCTCCCTCTGCGGCTGGTACTACGAACGTACTCAACGCATCTGCCGGACCTACATCAGCAGCTGTAACCACGGTTACTTCAGGGATCACCAATCCAGACGTGCCAAGAAATCTGGTCATAACTCCTGGGGGAACCACCAGTGACGTTGAAGACTGTTACGTTACCGTGAATGGGACTGATATTTTTGATGCAGCTCTTTCGGAAAATTTTTATTTTGCTCCGAACGCTTCAACCGCTACAACTGGAATTCTTGCATTCAAAACTGTAACTTCAGTCGTGTTCCCTGCTAACTGCGAGTCAGGTGGTTTTGCTGCTACCTGGAGCATCGGTGGGGGTTCTAAGTTAGGACTTAAACGTTGTATCAATGGCAGTGGGGACTATTTGCAAGGCGCTCTCAATGAAGTTTATGAAAGCACCAGAGCAACTGTTGTAAAAACTGGAACCTCAATTGCTGGAAACACAGTTCAACTCAACAGCGCGTTGAATGGAACCGATGTTCAACTGTACTTTATGCAAAACTTTCTCTGTTTTCCCTAAGGAACTAAATCAATGAAATATATAAACGTAGAAAACTTCTACACAGGCGAAGAGAGTGAAGATGGAGTTAGTGATAAAATGTTTGTCAAAGGCGAGATCTATACTGGTAAAGCCGACTTTGCAAACTTGCTTAAAGAAGGACTAATCAAAGAACTTCCCGCCAAGGAAGAAAAGCAGGAAAAGCCAGCCAAGGAAGAAAAGAAAAAATAACTTATGGCTTACTGTACATCGGCCCAGGTCGCAGCGGATTTCAAAAGTCTAACTATAGGTGCGACCGGGCCGGTGAACTCGACAAATATTGCTGATTTTATTGCCCAAGCCGATGCGGAAATTAATTCCTATCTTGCTGTAAAGTACACGACTCCTATCACGGGCACGGAAGCCCTCTTGATGTGTCGGATGCTTTCCATCTATCTTGTGAAGTCTAGAATTCAATCCATCCTTCGAGTCAAAACCGGCAAGGAAGATCCCGACCAGGACACCAGCGATAACCTCCGGGGAGTAGCAATAAAGACCCTTGAGCGTCTAGCCAAGGGGACCATGATCCTAACCGACGCAACTCTTGCAACCTCTGCCGATGGTGTGAAGAGTCGGTCAAATACAGATGGGGTGGAAAATCATTTTGACCTCTCGTCGCCTCAGTGGTGACGCATGGCTGTAAAGTACTCCGTAGATCCAAACAGAGACTTTCAAAAAGCAGTCAAAGAGGCCATTGAGAAAACTGGGGATCTCACAGCCCCTTTCATCCTGATAGGGAAACGATGGTTTCAAGCCAATAAAGCTATCTTTACGCTTAAAGGGAAGGGCAAGTACACCGACCTCTCAGCCGCATACAAGAAGACCAAACAAAAGCGTGTGGGGTTCGTCTATCCAATCCTACGGTTGAATGGGTTCCTTGAAAGATCAATTACTGATCCTGCGGATAAGGCATCAATCAACCTCATCATAAATAAGAACACTCTGATTCTTGGAAGTAAGATCCCATACGCATCAGCGCATCAATTTGGGACCAAGAACATGCCGGCAAGACCTCCACTACTCATTGGGGTAGCCAACTCTGATCCGACCGCAAGTGAAGCTAATGCAAAAGAGATAGCCATTTGGAAAAATATCCTCTCAATCCATGTTTTAAATCACGCTAGCAAGTTCGGGAAAGGGCAACTCTGATGGCTAAATATGATCTCGAAATGCTCCTGGCTGATGTTAAAGCCGTGATGACTTCGAACCTCAATACCAAGCTAGCTGAAATTGATGCTGAAAAACTTGCCCTCGATCCTACTGATGCAATTACTCTGGCTACCGTAGCTTCGGGTTCCTACTTCTTTCAGACCATGGACGCGGAGGTTGCTAACTGCAATCCATTTATCCTTTATGGCATCGAGGATATCGAAACCATACACTCTGGCCCTTATGGTTCAAAGCTGGTTACGATCACTGTCTATTTAGTTCTTGAGGAGGGGGGCCAGGAGGCTAATCTTTCCACTAGAATGCTGCGTTATTTACGAGCACTAGAAGAAATCTATGAAACAGATTGGCAGACTGTTTCGAATGCAATTAAGATCAAGAAACAAAGCTTAGTACCGTTTGAGCTGACAAGATTGAACGACTCACAACCATGTAGGGCTGTGGGAATAAGACTGAGGGCCGATTTAGGTTAACGTTTTTTTCAAGGAGGACTTTTAGATGGCATATCCAACCGCACCAAGGGCATTTTTTGGGGTTCATTCATTTACCCCCTATAGCCGAACTGATCTTTCATTCTATGGCACCGTAAAGGTAGTCAAATCTAGCTCCCTGTCTCTGAGTGGGTCTTTGATTGAACAGATGGGTGGGTCTAACAAATACCCCTGGAACATCGAAGAGGGTGCAATGAAAGCCGAGTTGGCCCTAAAATTTGGTGAATATCCTGACTTCCTTTTCACGCTCTTTCTGGGCAAAGCGCCCACTGCGTTATCCGCTGAGACCACGGGTAACGTTAGTACTCTGACGAACTTCTATGGCACCAGTGTGATGAATGGGACCAATGGTATTTCTGGTGTGTCTGCTACCTCATCGGATGAAGCTGATCTTAAATTTGGCAAATATGTTCTTGTTGCTCTGAGTTCAAATACCGCAGCTCTGTTTTTAAGTTCAGATGTTGATATTGGGCGTGGAAATAATGCAGCGTATTCTAGCAATGCACTGAAAATCGAAACTGTAGATGTCTCATCTGGTAACCACGTATCTGCACTAACCGGACTGACTTTCACAAAGGCAGGAACCCCAGCATTTACGACCGGGGATAGTGCATACTTCTACGTTCGTCCAAAGGCTTCGGCTGGTGGGATGACAGTTGATGTAGGTGGACTTTCTGACCAGACGTTTCCTGAGTTTGGGTGCCTAGTCTATGGTCAAAAAAGAGGCAATCAGGAGCTTGTTGAGCTTGAGTGCTACCGCTGCAAAGGATCTGGAATGCCCTTAAACTTTGAAGAAAACGCCTGGGCTGAAGTGGACGTAAAAGTATCCGTCTTATATGACGCAGACCTAGACAAAGTTTTTTCAGTAAGAGCTATCAAACCGTCTGGGACGTAATATAGAATAGAATCTGCTCCAAGGAACCTAGTCAAAAATCTCCTCTCTCTCAACTTTGAGGATCGGTGGGGGGTCAGTTCAGAAATGAATTGGCCCCTTTTCATTTTATAAGACACACTTTTGCCTATGTGGTGGTGGATTGGATTGATCTACGCTCTTTCTGTGGTAGCTGTTTTGGCTTTCGCTCGCGGGTGTTCTTCGTCTGAGGAAGATTGAGCATCATGCGATCACCAGAATATAGTCTCTGCCAAATCAAGGCGCTCATATTTCCACCAGAATAAAGACTAGCTTGAGCTCTCAACCAGTTTAGCTCTCGAATGGTTGCTCGAAATTGAACAAATACTGTTTTCTTTTGGGACGATTTCATTTTTTTATAAACGATCTATGAACAGAAGTTGTCCCTTAATAAAAGTCTTTATGAAGAGGCCATCATGAAAAAGCATATAAATCAAAAATGGAACTATCCAAAATGGTGCTGTTAATAGAACTGCCCAATTTAGAAGAACATTTAAAATATTAAATAGCAGCATAGTGTCATGACTCCTTAAAAATTGAATCTGTCATGACACGAAAAAACTTTCAAGGATTGATTTTTTCCCTCAACCTCAAAACTATGAAAACGTTATCTGCTGAATCATTTGTTCCAAAAACCTCTAGCTTTAAACTCGCCTCTAATAATAAGGAGTATCAACTTAGGGCCGTCACTCTTGATGATGAATTGTGGATACAAGACACATTCAAGCAAAATATTGGGGACCTCATTGCAAAAACAGATATGTCAGCGATCACGAGAGTCGTCTATCACCTCATCGTTGACAAATCCGACTTTAAAAACACTACGGTTACAATAATGAATGAGGAAGGCGAATCTAAGACACAAGCTTTGGGAGGAGTTAAATTATTTCGCTACATGATTAATGGAGGCCCGAACGAACAGATTGAAATTATTAAGGCACTTTTAGAAACAATCGGATTCAGCCGTCCTATGCAGGAAGAATATACAGAAAAAAAAAGGACCGCCCTGTTAGAAAACAAAGAGAATATGTCACAGACTGGCCCCTCGTCTTTGACTGCCTCAGTTCAGAGTACGGATGGACAACCGAGTACATCCTCTCAAGAACCACAAGAGAAATTGCAATGCGGATGACTTCGATTGCCAAGCGTTCATTAGAGGAAAAACGCTGGCAAGCGGCTGTTGCAAATAGACCTGACCTGATAAAGTTATTAGATGAAGTAGATACACAGGAACCAGAAGAAGTAGAATTGAGCGCCGAGCAGCAGGATGCAATGACTAGGGCTTTAGAAGAATCTAAGGAAAGGATTCGATCACGTGGCAGACCTAATCATAAAAATTAGTGGGGATATCAAAGAATATGAAGATTCTTTGCAAAAAGCCCTAGAAAAAACAGAATCTCTCAATACAGAATTTCAAAGCATGGCAAAAGTTGGTGGTGCATTATTTGCCGCACTCACTGCTGAAATTGGACTAGCTACGAAAGCGTTTTCCGAGAGTGAAGCCGTAAGTAGAAAACTTTCTCAAGCTCTTCAGAATCAGGGCATTTTTTCTGAACAATTAGTAGAGACATATAAAAAACAAAGTGCAGCCCTTCAGGAGAAAACAGGGATTGATGATGATGCAATTTTATCTGGGATCTCACTCTTGCAGGGGTTCATGGGTCAAAAGCAGGTTAGCCAAGAACTTGCTGAAGCTATGGTTGACCTCTCAACTAAGACTGGGAGTGTAGAGTCCGCCGCCCAGCTCCTAGGAAAAGCCTTTAATGGAAATACCCGAGGTCTTGGTCAATTCGGTATCGCAATTGATGAAAACCTTTCCAAGCAAGAAAGAATGGATCAGGTCCTAAAGAGAGTAAGTCAGCAACTAGGTGGGCAAGCAAAAGCTGCTAATGATGGACTTGGTTCGATCAAAGGTTTGACCTCTGCATTCGGTGACTTTCAAGAAAACATTGGGGAAAGATTTGCGCCAATGATCACGGCAGGGATCAAGATCATGACTCAGTTCTTTCAGTTGCTGAATAACAACCCAGCCGTTGCAGACTTTGTAAGTTCAGTTCTTTTTGCTGGATCGGTAGTCTCTGGACTCACCCTTGCCGTTGGCCTTGCTGGAATGGCATATCTCCAATTATCTGCCTCTCTGCAAGCCGCAAAAGTTGCAACAACTGCAATGAGTATTGCGACGAAGGGCTTGGTCGGAGCTACTGGAATAGGGTTACTACTGATCGTAGTTTCCGAGCTTTATCTAAACTGGTCTAGCATTTGGCCGAAGATGCAAGCCGCATATACAACGTTTGTCGATAACATTGGCGCGATTTCCTCTAGTTTTGCAGACATACTTAAGGCTGCATTTAAGTTTGATAGAGAAGGAATTAAGGCGGCTTGGGAAGAGATCAAGAACATCGCTAGCTCTGGTTACGAAGACTATAATGCTATTTTAGAGAATGAAGAAGTTAAACAAGTTCAGCATCATGAAAAACAAAACGAGGCTGCAAAAAAAGCAGCTCAGGAAAGAGCAGCAATTGAAAACGCTGCTGCTCTGGATGCTAGTGCTCAGAGAGATGTTTTAAGAGAAGAGATCCTAGCCAGTAATGAAGCATTTCAGGCAATGAGCGTAGAGCAACAGACCAGATTCATGCAGCAGGATTCGGCAAATTTAGCCAATCAACTTACAACCGAGCGCACCGCTAAAGCAGCAGCGGCAAAATT